CAAAGCTATTGAAAGCATTAGCAGTGATAATTTCTATATTGTCCAATGTTGCTTGAATATTAGTATTGTTTGCATACGGAACAGAGATGGCAGAAGAATTGCAGGTTTTATAAGTGCATAAGTGCATCCACACGTAATTGCCACAACATAATGGATAATAAGGATCGATAGTAGAAATTGTTTTAACTGGATATTGTGAACATTGGTCATAACATACGTGAGAAACGTGTAAATTCATACCACATACGGCAGTACAATTAAAATCATCACAAAAAGGCAAAGGTGTAATTAAAGAATCAAAATTTTCTTGATACATATATCCTGATTCCAACGTGTTATTGTGTTGTAAGTGAAGTATTGACACAAGGATAGAATAACCCCCGGACAAACATTGTGAGTAATCAAGTGGTTTATTTTTAGCTACATTCCAAATCAGTTCTTGATCGCTGGGAGAAAACAAATTAGAATCTAATTCACGAATTAATCCATCATTACATTTTATATTGAGACAGTTAACGAAAAGCAGTGTTGGTAAAGAACAACATAAATCTTCATACCTCGGATCAAAAATAACATCAGTAATGGAACTTTGAATATTGCAACCGTTATAGTTTGAACAAGGGTCACCAGGCCATTTTATTTCAAAACATCTAGCGGCACAATCAGTAGGACTGACTGTAGTTATCGAAGGCTTAGTTGAAGATGTCACCGGTTTCAAAGTTGTAAATGTCGACATGGTAACTGTTGAAGTAACCGGTTTCAACGTTGTGGTCAAAATGGTAGGTACAGGTGTAATTATAGAAGAAGTTGTTGTTTTGATAGTTGTCGTCGTAGGTTTTAAAGTAGTAGTAGTCGGTTGTTGTGTCGGGGTGGGTGTATCAAATGGTAAGATACGTACAGAGCCCGACTCCATATCTCAGTATACAGTAACAAAAACAGCAGCGACAATCATAAACAAAAGTCGATCCTTTGAACGCGGTGAAAACATATAACCGAACAAAATTGCACTAAGATAAGCGCAATATCGTATAGCCGCCTTTTGATGTTCGGCAGTCTTTGTAGCATCATTGGAAACTACGGGATAACGTACAGCCACTGATGATGTTACGAAGACTATTACGGCAGCAACAGTCATTAGCATTTCCATTGAAGTTGTGAAAGCCAAACCCATACCACATACTGCTAAAACTGGTAGAATAGCAGAATAAGTTTGTAAATAAGTAATGACTGTATCAACAACTGTGCCTGTATAGTGTGTTTTTATAGAAGCTAATGGATCGGTAGATGATAAACCGAATTCCACAGCTATAGCAGCAACCCATAGACCGACAAATACCATTGCCAACGGTCTTGTGGTCAAACGTGAAAACATAGATTCTAACTTCATTTCTTATTATTCCTTTTCCTTTTTCGCTGATTATTATTTCTTAAATTACCAAATAATCTATTCAGTATTAGATTAAAGAATGTAGTAGGTTTAATTTGGGCACTTGATTTAATTTTTCGAGAATTTCTAAATTTTTTATTTGATGTAGTGCCCGTGCTTACGAGTGCTTCGTTCTTCCCATCCATTATATATAATAGATCAATCCTCCCTGGGTAACAAAATGTTATCCTTTATGATCGTGCCCTCTCCAATTGAGTACAATTTAGCAAAACGTTCCGGAGAATTTACTACTGTAATCAGTGCATCTAAAGCCGAAGAGATATCCTCTTCAATACCGTATCTTTCCTTTAACGCATCATTCAAAACACAATCAATATGTTGGTCATTTAATGGGTCAACTAAATCTTTCAATGATTGTCTGTAACATTCCACGTGACTGTAATTAATCAAATCACTACGTCCGAGTTTTGTAATAATTTTCAAAGGATCAGGAACAACCCTCACATAATCACCCATGTTTAATATGAATTTAGAACAAAACATTGGATGTTTGTATGAGAAAAATTTTGATTCCAAATTGGCAGTATCACTGCAAAAATCGGACATATCGATTTTATTTTTTGTGAAGAAAATGGAGTCATCACCAACTAGAGCACAATATATATCTCCAGCACCCATAACAGATATAACAGCGGCATTGAAAATCGAATTACCAATAAGAGTGTCACCGGCTCCACTTTTTCGTTGCAAATTTACGTCAACTGATGTACCAAATTTGTAGTCAACCAACTTGCTATATTCGTTTGTTTCCCACCACATTTGAATAAACTCATCATCAACACCAATCAACCGCCAAATTTCACGACAAACAAGAAAAGCTACTCTTTTTTGAGATTTGTCATATTTTCCGAAATCAACTTCAACTAGATGATAATTTCTCATCAACTCGGCAAAACCATCTTGATTAAACCTTTCCTCTAATTCCTGAGGAGACATACCGTTAAAAAATACCGTTTTATCATTTAATAAACTACCCAGACGGTTAGTGGCTTCTCTGAAAGTTGAGCACATAAGTGCAATCAATGTTTTGGATTGTGTAGCTATAGTTTGAAGTGAAGAGTATCTGGTATTGGCTCCGTGTGTTAAATCAGGCTTTGGTCGGTTTTTAATCATTACTTCATGAACATTTATTTTTCCAGTTAAAAATTCAAATTCCGGGTCGAGACATTTATCGATATGAGCAGGTTGAGTTAAACTCCATTCAGAATACAAAGACAAACAAGGTTTTAATTTTGATTCATAGTATTCTCTCAATTCACTTTTCTTATCATCAGATATATAGGATGCAACAAAAGACTCAGCCAAGTACCGTGCAATAGCGAACTCATCTACTGGTTGTGCAATTGATGGTGAATTCAAATTTCTCTTAAACAAAGCCAATAACAGTTCAATAAAAGAATCAGGCCTAGTAATTGGGCAATCAGTCCTTAATGTCGGTTCTAAAGTGTCGTATGACTTATTTCTGATTTCCCATTTAACAGGATTGACGCTTATTTTGTCCCCATTCAAATGTAGTTCACTAGATGAAACAATTTCTGGATCATGACGCAAATCATTTATTGACGCTCCCGGTTTTGCATGATCGTAAAAGGATTGTAACACATCAACAGGGTTATCTATAGCTGTATTACGATGTATTTTACTGACATGATTGGCGTGATACAAAGATATGGGCAATCTATAGACTTTGGGAACAACATAATCATACTCATCCAAATTCAAATTTTCAAATAACTTAGCTGCATTTTTATGGTCAGTTCTGATGGTGTACGGTCCAACCATAGATATGTTGTTCGATGAAGTGGTGTTATTGTAATTATGATTCAATAGAATACTGACTTCTGAATCATCGAACAAATATCCATCTTTTTCACCTACATTAGTAACGATTGCTGGTATAACCACGTCGAGTTCTGGTTCAATTCCGGCACCCTGTAATTCTGGACCGACGGTCACATTCATAACTACATTTTTTTCTAATTCATTATCCAGAAAAGAAGGCATTACGAAATTTTGAGTTTTTGA